AACGATTGTTTCACACAGGGAACCGGGGGCTGCTGTGGCCTACGTCTCCCCCTCTCGCCGTGGAGCATGCACCGGCTGCGGCTGCGAGATTCAGCTATCCAGCACCGGCGCGATCGCCCCGTACTGCCGTCAATGTCACCGCGATGGACTGGTGCCACTGACCCACGGGACCGGTGGCTATAAGCGCGGGTGTCGGTGTGCTGAGTGCAAGCTCGCCAAGCGTAACCTCATGCGCATCTACGTGGCCGCAGTCAGGGTGCGGGACGGCATCTCCCCGACCCAGAAGATTCGCGGCGGCGGACCCTCAAAGCCCTGTCCCGACTGCGGCAAGTTGATCCGACCCCGCAAGGCGTCGATCTACTGCGGCCGTTGCGGTGCTCGCCGGCGCCATGCGCAGTACAACCGATACATCCCCGACGACCGACGCCGCGCAGTCCATGAGCGTGACGGCTGGGTGTGTTGGATCTGCAACGAACCCACCGACCCAACGGCAGATTCCAACTCGGCGCAGTACCCGACGCTGGATCACATCGAGCCGCAGTCGTTGACGCTGATCCCCGACCACTCCGAGCGCAACCTGAGAACCGCGCACCGTGGCTGCAACGCACGCCGGGGTGCCCCACTGGACTTCGCAAAGGCGGTGGCCTGATGGCTGACCGACTCGACTCGCTGAAGCTGCTAGAGGGCGTCCTCTGGGACTCCATCACGGCCGCGGATGCTGACAAGCGCGCGTCACTCGCTGCCCAGTACCGCGCCACCTTGGCTGAGGTTGCCGACCTCGAGCGCGAAGCAGGGAAGGTGGCTGATCCGGTTGACGAGATCGCAGCCCGTCGCTCTGCTCGGGGAGGCGCCACCGCACGAGTTCGTCACTCCGAAGGGGGAGCGGGCTAACTCCTGGGAGGATGTCGCCGACCTGTCCGCCAAGGCCGGTGTCGTGCTGGATGAGTGGCAAGAGTTGGTCCTTCGCTCCGCGATGGGCGAGCGGACCGACCGCACTTGGGCGGCGAAGCGGGTCGGGCTCTCGGTCCCCCGCCAGAACGGCAAGAGCCAGCTTCTCGTCAGCCGCGCACTGGCCGGCGTGCTGCTGTTCGGTGAGCGCAAGATCGTCATCTCTGCACACCAGCAGGACACGGCGCGCGAGTCGTTCGCCAAGCTGCTGGAAATCATCGAGGCCGACGAGAACGGCTGGCTGCGCGCGCGGGTGAAGCCGGGCGGCATCATGCAGGCCTTGAACCGCGAGGCGGTCAAGTTCTCCAACGGCGCAACGATCCAGTTCAAGGCACGCACGCAGTCTGGTGGCCGCGGCTTCTCATCCGACTGCCTGATGCTGGACGAGGCGCAGCGGCTCGGCCGGCGCGCATGGGTGTCGATCAACTCAACCATGTCCGCAATGCCCAACCCGCAGGTATGGCTCCTGGGCACGCCCCCGACCCCGGAGGATGACGGCGCGGTGTTCGCCTCGGTCCGCAAGTCGGCCCTCGATGGCGTCTCGACTGCTGCGGCGTGGCTTGGCTGGATGGCCGACCCCACCCGACCCGACTACGACCCGTCCAGCGAGTACACGCGCTGGTCTGCGAATCCGGCGTGGAATGTGCGTATCAATCATGAGGTCGTGCAGGGCGAGTTCGAGTCGTACACGCCTGAGGAGTTTTCGCAGGACCGCTTGGGCCAGTGGCTTTCTGCTGATGGCGCCACCCGCCTCATCTCGGCTGCCGAGTGGACTGATACCGCCGTCGACGTTGCCCCCGAGGGTGTGCGCGCGTTCGGCGTGGCGTTCTCGTTTGACGGTTCGCGTGTGGCTGTGGGTGGTGCTGTGAAGCATCCGGGCGGTGTGCATGTGGAGCTGGTTGGGACGCACACGGGCTCGACGGATGCCGGGGTTTCCGCCTTGGCTGACTGGCTGGCTACCCGCTGGCGCTCGGTGGCCGCGATTCACATCGCTGGGCCTGACGGTCAGACGTTGATGGATGCGCTCACGAAGCGAGGCGTGTCCGATCGGTGCGCTTCCGTCGTGACGACGAGCGCCTACCTCGCGGCATGTGCCGCCCTGCATGATTCGGTGCGGGAACGGTCACTCTCGCACCCGAATGCGGTTGCCGGCGACGTGCTCGAGGATTCGGTCGCGGTCTGCGATAAGTGGGTCCGTGCCAACGGCGCCTGGGGCTGGTCCGCAACGACCAGCGGTGGCGATGAGACTCCGCTCGAGGCGGCGTCCCTAGCCTTGCGCGCCGTGAATACAAGCAAGTTTGACAACTTCGTGGCTCAGGTGCCACGCCGTATCTACTGAGGGGGGTCGGGATGGCACTACAGACCCCCGAAGAATGGCTGCCCGTACTGGCTTACCGGCTTGACCTGCGGCAGCCGCTATTGGCCCGCCTGCGGTCTTACGTGGACGGTAACGCCCCGCTGCCCGAGGGTGGACGGAACTCTGCCGCAACGTGGGCGGCGTTCCAGAAGAAGGCGCGCACCAACTTCGGCGGGATTGCCTGCCAGAGCCATGCGAACCGCATCCGGGTCCGCGGCGTGCGCGTCGGCTCTGATGACCAGAGCCCAGCGTCGATCTCTGCCCGGCGGATCTCGCGCGATAACCGTTTCTCGATGGTGGTTGCTGACGCCGTGTGGGACATGCTCTCCGCGCAGACCGGCTACCTCGTTGCTGGCACGGACGAGGGCAAGGCGCTGCTGACTTCGGAGCGTCCCGAGATGTTCTACGCCGAGCCCGATCCGGTGCGCCCGTGGCGCTCACGGGCCGCCATGAAGGTGTGGCGCGACTCCGTGGCCGAGTATGACTTTGCTCAGGTGTGGATCCCCGGCCTGCGTCAGTCGTTCGTCCGTCGCTCCTACGTTCAGCCGACGCTCAGCAGCGCCAAGACGGTGGTTCTGACTGCCGTCGGTGGCTGGGTGCCGATGGGTGAGCCTGAGCCCTTCGAGGGTGGCGTTCCGGTCTGGATTCTGGACCGCCGTGACGGCCTTGGCCTGATCGAGCCTCACCTTGACGTGATCGACCGCATCAACCTGGGCAAGTTGCAGCGGATGTCCATCGCTGCCATCCAGGCATTCCGTCAGCGCGCCCTCAAGAAGTCCCCCGGCACATCGCTGCCCGAGAAGGACGAAGAGGGCAACGTCATCGACTACGCCAAGCTGTTTGAGGCGGCGCCCGGCACGCTCTGGGATCTGCCTGACGGCGTTGACATCTGGGAGTCGGCAGTCACCGACTACCGGCCTTCGCTGGATGCTGAGTCTGCCGATGGGCGCGACTTCTGCGCAGTCACCGGCACCCCGATTGCCGCGATCCTGCCCGACAACGCCAACCAGTCGGCTACGGGCGCAGCGGCCACCACGGCGCAGCAGGTTGACGCCTGCAACTCCGACATTGACCGCATCAAGCTTGCCGCCGCAGCCGCGATGGTCACCTCCCTGCGCATTGAGGGTGTGGATCTGGGCGACGAGACGGTCGAGGTTGACTTCGAGAACCCGGCATGGGTGACGCTGGCCGAGAAGATGGACGCCTACTCCAAGGCGATCGCAGCCGGCATGTCAGCCAAGATGGCCCAGAAGACGTACCTCGGCTGGTCGCAGGAAATGATCGACGAGGACGACCAGAACCGGGCGCGCGAGTCTGCCCGCACGGCGCTGTCCTCGCTCGGCGGCGCACCAAGGCTGCCCGCGCCGGCCGCACCAGTGATGGCCGCCGCCAGTGGCCTCGCAGGCTGAGCTAGGGCAGGTCCGCCGCACTCTCAACGCACTGTCACAGGCCGCACAGAACGACATGGCCGCCGTATGGGACTCGCTGCCAGCCGGTGACCGCGCCTTGGTCGGTCAGGCGATGTCGCAGGGCTGGGCGTGGGTGCTCGAGCGCTACGGCAACATGGCAGCCACTCTCGCTGCCGACTTCTTCGAGATGTCCGCCGCCGACCTTGGCGTGAAGCGCCCCAAGGCGGTCATTGCCCCGGCGATGGACGAGCGGCGCGCGATGGCTCGCCTCGGCTGGGCAGTCTCCACCGATGACCAGCAGGGCAACATCATGGGCCTGCTTGACGAGCTGGTGAAGCAGCCGTACCGCTCCACCATGCAGGACTCAGCGAACGCCAACGGACTCGCCTGGGCGCGGGTGCCGGTCGGCCCGACGACGTGCAGTTGGTGCGTCATGCTGGCCGGCCGCGGCGCCGTGTATCACTCCAAGGAGCTTGCCCAGATGGGCACGAACGGCAAGAAGTACCACGGGGATTGCAACTGTGCACCGACTCTGGTTCGTGGCCCGCAG